TGCGCGGGGTTGTTGGAGAGGGTGTCCGTGTTGACTCTGGCCTCGGCGTCCACAATCCACTTCCCATTCGAGAAGTGGTGGAAGTGCTCGGAAATTCGCGCCCGCTGGAGATTCATCTCGCGCTGGAGCTCGAGCGTCTGCTCGACCTCACCACCACCCCAGAACTCGCGGGGCCACAGGTAGTCGCGGAATCGGATAAAGGGGAAGCGCCCGTTCTGATGCGGGCTCTCCTGCTCCTCGGGGTCAGGATTGAGCAGCACGCCGTTGGCGACGTGAATCTTCCGACCCTGCGGGTAGCGGAATCGCTTCCCCTTTTCGTCCTCTACTACCGTGTCGTCCTTGATCCAGAACTCTTTGAGGATCGCGCGCGGGATGTCGTTGGCGTCGGGGGTCTGCTGCTGCTGGCGGGAGAGGAAGCCGGAGATCACCGGAAGGCCCTTGTACCAGGGCTTGCGGTCGGGCGGCATCTGCGGCCCCTGCCGGCGCGGGCCGATGAGATTCCAGATCCCAGAGCTCGCCACGTCCTCGGGCTCCACCTTGTCCCCGTACTCAGGGAACAGGCGAGCGATCGCGGCGAGCGACATCGGCTCCGCGTGGCACATGACCTCGCTATCAGGGATGTTCACCGCGCCTGGGTCGGGAAACAGGTAGATGGGCTCGACCAGGGCGGTCTGCACGTCCCCGAGCCCTTCCCAGAGGGTCGGATCCCAATAGGGCTTCCAGAAGTAGGTGCCGAAGATGAGCGCCCCGGCCATCGTCTCCATGAACCCCTGGTCGAGATCCATGATGTCCCAAGCGTAGGAGAGCCATGGATTGATGGAGCCGGTGACGAGCTTCGACTGATCGGGCCGGCGGGGAAGGGCTTTGACCTCGGGGCGGGAGTCGGTGACGAGGGCGGCCTTGTTGAAGATGTTCGAGAAGATGTAGTTGGCCTTGAAGTGGCTTTTCCACTGTGGCCGGCGCTCGTCCCAATGGAGACCCCGCGCCCAATCGTAGTGCTCGGCCCACATCTGCGCGAAAGGCTCGCGCGCCTTCTGGAGAATGGAGAACAGCTCCTCGGTCGCCCGAACGATGCGCGAGGAGTCCTCAGGATCAAGCCCCTTCAACCGCTGCAAGGGATCGCCCGCCCTCTCCCCCTTGCGACTCGGACCCATCCCTACCGTCTGAACCGGCCCGACCCCTTCAATCGTGAAGTCTCGCAAGCCATCCTCCTGTGGGGGCATCTCAACACATCAAATTCCATGCCAATCCCCACCGTCAAACTGAATCGTAAATATCCTTGACACTAGCATACTACTCAAAAGTATCTAGGGAAATTCCCTAGTGGTATAGGGAATATCCCTATGTGGATTGGCACGGTTTATGACGTTCTTGACAGGCATGGTACGTATCAATTGAGAATCGGGGGCGGTGGTCGGGTAGAGCGGACCCGCGGAGCGGATCTGGAATGTCCGGTGGGGGTTACGCCAGATTGGCCGGTCGCGGGGCGGCCCCGCTCCCTGGTTGGGGGAAGGCTGGCAGAGGTAACAGAAAGCCTCGGAGAGCGGAGACTTCTGCCGAGGCATCCTGTCCTACCAGGCTCACGACCCGAGCCCGCCCTGGTAGGTGGCGAGACTCGGACCAAGAAGGACGATTACTTGGGCTTCTTCCCCTTGGCTTGGCCTCGTCCGAAGGCACCGTACTGCTCTCCTGGGGTGCCGAGGAAGATGGCTTTCTTGGTCTTGCCCTTCTCCTTCTCCACCAGGGCCTTCGGAGAGCGGTCTCCGGCGGCCTGGCGGATCTTCTTCAGCTCCTCAGCGGTCTGCTCGAGGTTCTTCACCCTCTTTACCATGATCCCTCCTACGGTGGTGGGGGCGCTTCTCGGCCGTGGCGCTCCTCGTACTCGGCTTTCAAGCGCCACTCCCTGATCTCTCTCACTCGCTCCTCTTTGACCTGAGAGCGAGCGTCCTCAACCATGGCTTCCGTGACCCGCTTCTGACTTCTCCGTGGAGTCGAGCCCTTGGGAACTGCGCCAATCGCCTTCATCTCGCGCTCGAGCTGCCGGCGCCCGCCGACGTACTTCCCAAGCGGCTCGCTCCACGTCTCCGACATGATGCCGACTCCAGGTGTGGTCCAGGCGCCGGGGAGGAACACGCGCTTGGCGATCCGGTGGCACCCCGGCTCCCGGCAGCTCCACTCCTCGCATCCTACGGGCGCGTGAAAGACCTCAAACTGGTGCCCCTCCTCACACTGGTAATCGTAGGTCGGCATGGACTACCGCCAGATCCACCAGAAGATGTCGGCCTGGGCAAGTCGGGACCACAGGAACCCGCAGCCGGCCGCCACGATTGCTGCCAGACCTAGCTTCTCGATGAGCTTCATCTCTACCCTCCTGTCTTTTCCTTGGCGACCTCTATGAGCATCAAGGCGAGACGACCGCCGAGCCCGCGAATCCTCGAGAGCTCCTCCACGTTCGCCATCGCCAGTTTCTCCCATGAGTCCACGCCGGATGCCTGGAGCGAGGCGAGCTTCGTTGGACCCATCCCCTGATACCGTATTACCTCCTTCGCGAATGGAACCTGCTTCACCGCTGTTGGGGCCGGCGATGCCCCCCTGGCCGAAGGAGCCTGGTCCGCTTCCTCCCTCGTCTCAGGTACGCCGGCCCCAATCAGCGAACCCCTCAGTACCAGTTGGACCTCCACGGTCGATCCCTTATCCACCATGGAGAAGTCAGAACCGCAACGCCGGCAGTGAAGTAACGGCATCTCCTGACTCGACCGCGGATCTCCAGAAAACTTATAGTGGAGCTGGCAATCTCTCCGACCCTCGGGGCACTTGTCGAAATGCCATTCCACCTGGGGCGGTAGATCGACGAAAGCCTGTTGGAACTCCGCGGGCGTGACCCCGTACTCCATGAGCACCCGCCATGCTTCCTTGAAACCATGGAAATACTCGTGTGTCTGCTTCTCGCCCACGGCGACGGAAACACGTCGCTTGATTCTGAACTGTCCACTGTTCACGCTCCACGCCACAACGCACACGATCCATCCCTTGTACCTGACGATGATTTCCTTCGAGGTTTGCTGTACCTCGACCTCGATCCCCTCTGGCTTCGCGCGCGGAATGTTCAAGTCCTTCACTGCCTCCATGTTCACGATCGGCGTGTCCGATCGCTGCGAAGCAAGCTCTGCCGCCAGGATGTCGGCCCGCGCCGCCTTCCCCATCAGCGGAGGCAGCTCAATCTCGTCCCAAGGATCGCTCTTGGTACTGATTGGCGCCTCGACCGTCACCTTCGGCGTCGGCTCCTTCGCCGCCAGATTCACCACTCGTCCTCTCTCTGCCATCGGTCCTCCTAGTCGGCCCAATAGGGCACGTCGCGTTCTCTCTCGCGCTTGTACTGCTTCTCCCGCTCTGCTAGCGGCTGGTGCATCAGGATGGGGTCTGCCCACGGCAGCTCGTCCGCCTGTAGCCTCTGCACCGCCTCCTGTCGAGCGATGAACCAGGCGATCCCGATAGCCACGATCCGATCATCATGCTTGCCCTTGGGCGCCGCAAACCGGCCAAACTTGTCCCGCTGCATCCACAGCATCTCGTCGAGGAGCTCTGCCTCGCGGATCTTGAGCATCCTTGTCCGCAAGGCGTTCTGGAGCTCGGCCATGACCAGGCGCTTCGACTGGTCGCTCATCAGCCATCCGTACTTGCGCTGCCCCTGCTTCACCTTCTCGAGATCCAGCTCCTCGTGGACGTAGAGGTTTGGATAGCTCCGCTGAAGGAGTCGGGAAAGTACGTTGATACCGTCCCCATTCTTCTCGATCGCCAGGATGGCGTCGTTGTAGAAACGGCCAAGGAGATCAAGCTGCTCGGCGTACTTGCCGGGCTCCTCGTGGGAGTGATACGACGCTACCTGTTCATTGGTGTGGGCATCCACGACTTCGGCAGCTTGGTAGTCTCCTCCTTCGATTCCAAGAGCACAGTCGGCACCGATAACATAGAGATGGTGCTTGCGCGGCGCTTCCCACACACGGAGCAGAGAGTGTCTCTGCTTAGAAGCTCGTACCAGTAGCCCACGCGGACCCCTAACCGGATCGAGTACGATGAAATCCGAATCCCGACATCCCGCGCGCATGGCAAGCACGTGATCGCGATTGAAAGCAGGACGGCCGGATGTGATGAAGGCTTCTTCGTCGGTGAGCGGGAACTCCTGGCGGAACTGCTCCGTGTCGCCGTTGCACTTTTCCGCGATCGCGTAGCGGCGCCAGGTGACTTGCTCCGGCGTGAGACTGAACTCCTCGACAAGTTTGACCTCCTCATCGCTCAAGTCCACCGCGTTGTAGAGCGTGTCCTGTGGGCGCTGGTACTGCGGGTGCCGGTTCCAGGGAAAGAAGTAGGGCGTCCAGGCCGATCCGATCCGCTTCGCTGACTGCCAGCGGTCGTGGAAGTAGTCCCCGACCCCGTTCGCCGTTGAC